CTACCCAAGCCTTCTTCTTCTCTGGCTGTGGTTACTTTATCGTCAAATGATATTGTGTTAAATGGAACATAAAAGGTTGGCGTTACAATAGTACCGCTAGTAGCTTCTTTGGCTACACCTACATTTCCTAATCTTCCTACAAACTTACTCATCTAATTCTCCTTATATATTATTACTATTACTTATTATTATGATATTCGTCAAGAACTTATGTGGCAGTATTATAATCGGTATGAATCCTGATTAACATCTGCACAGCTTTTGCTTTACCTTTTTGAAAATCAATCTCACCCCATTGTGCGTCAGACGCTTCAATAAACAATCCAACTGTATCGCCAGAGCCATAAGTATTTATGGTATTCAAGAATCCCCTATCATCTATCACATTGATTATTTCGTCTACTACTGTGGCAAGTACTTCTTCGGCATACTCTTCTCTCGGTGTTCCATCTTTCTCAAAATCTTCACCCAATGGCCATAGACAAGTAACTGTATAAGCGTATATACGCCTGTTTTCAGCCGTTGTAGCGAATGTTCCGTCCATATCGCTTGTTACCACCCAAACTGCCGGCCAACCAGTCGGATTCAGCTCACGATAGCCATATACAGTTTGTGTACTAGCTAGATTATTAACGCTAGTTATAATTAAATTCTTTATGTCTGTTGATATACTCATATTTCCCTCGCTATTCTATCAAATGTATTTTGAGTGGCTTTTTGGAAGTAGCCCTGTATCTCATCAGCACTAGATTCTAATCCATCTTTCAAGAATGGTCTAGCTCGCATAAATCTAGTACCTTCATGTACGAATATACCATAATTAGCTGTTGGGTATACTACTGCTTGCATTCCCATACCACTACCAGATACAGCAAATACATGGCTTGATCGTAGTCGCCCTGTTAGTACCGGTGTATTTTGCATACTGCGACCTTGCACAGTAATAGCTGATCTATTCAATGCGTCTTTGAGTTCCCTATTCATAAGATTCGGTGCTTGATTGAATGCTCGGCGTATCTCATCTGCATTCTTAATTTTGATTTGTACTTGTGGCATTAGTCTTGGCTCACTAGAGTTAATTCTTTACAATCCACAATGCCAAAGCCTTCCCAGCGAGATACACTCTTAACTGAAAAGCGTTTAGTGTTTAGATCAGTAGTATCAGTAACCACCACTTCATCACTCTCTTTGATATTCAAATCCACATCAACATAGCCAATGTATGTTTTACCAATCGCACTATTCTCAAACTCGGTGCGTTCTAAACTAGCTGGTGTAATATCTGCCGGCACAACTGTGCCAGTAGCACTCATAGTGTAGCGATTATTGCTGCCAATTCTACGATTCCGATATATCTGTATGTCGTGGTTAGTAAAAAATAATGTTGCCATCTTACTTGTCCGGTAAGATTGATATTCTCACATAGCGTTGTAGCATATCATCTATGCCAAGCTGGGTAATTAAGCTCTCACCCTGTACGCTATCATAATATTCGATTGTTTTCGGTCCTTGCGTCTTTTTCTTTACACTTGCACCAGTACTTGCACTTTCAACTAAAGCACAAGATAGCATTACACAAGCTTCAGCTAAATCACTTGGTATCGTAGTAAAGCCAGCCACATAAGTAACCTTGTATAAGTTCCAATAAGGTAATATGCCAAAGCGACAATCTATTACACCGGCTGTTAGATCTACAAAGTAATCTCTGCTTTCAATAGTAGTCCAGTCATTATCATTTTCAGTAGTATTTCGTTCACTAAAATTACTCAAAGATATAACAGGTGCATTGCGTAGTATTAACTGATTAGTACCAGTACCGTCATATTCTTCATTAGTATAAGTCGTACTAGCAAAGTGCTGTCCATTGTTCTTACCGCAGTATGATTCAATCATATCAGTAGCTTGGTTGATTTTTCTTCTAATCAAATTGTCCTGACTAGTGCCAGTTATTCCTAAACTCTCTTTTACATCTGCTTCAGATGTTAATGCCCAACTATTTAATGCTGTCATTTGACCCTCATATCTGCGTCAGCAAAGTCTTTACTAAAGATTGCCTTGCCACTTAATACTAATTTCAATGCTTCTTTCTTTGGTAGGTTTACGATCTGACCTTTATGTAATGTTCCGTTATCTTTTGTTATTTTGACTCTCATAATACCTCCACCCAAGAGCTACTAACCCCCCGATATAGTAGCCCAAAGGTTTAGATACTAGATAGTACCTAGTGATGTAACGCTTCGTATTCCGTTTGTAAGTGTCAATTCTGCGTCTACACGCTTTTCAACACGAACAAAGGTCAAGTTGCGTTCGAAAGCACTTTGACTTGCAACAGTAGCTTCAGATGAAGTATCTACTTGTATGCCTTCTCGGTCAACAATTACATAGTAACTGAAATCTCCGAAGTAAGCAGTACCAGCAGCTACCCAGTTACATTCGTAAACTGGTCGTCCAAGTATAGTTGGCATAGGTGAGCCAGTTACACTACCGAGTAGGTAGTTGTTCTGTGTATCTTTGAGTCCACGCACTTTTTCCATAGTTTGTGAGTTCATTACCCATACAGCTTTATTTCTATACCCTTGTGGCAATCTGAAGTAAGTTGAAATCAAAGCGTCAGCTCTAGTAGTGTCGGTGATTCCACCAGACATAGTACCTACTCCGTAAGTACTCATACCAGTTGGTTCGCCTGTACCACTTCCTTGCCAGAAAGCTCTTTCTTCTCTTTCAGATAGAGCTTGTGCAGCCAATTCGCTAACTTTATTAACGATATTCCCATTCACGCCAAGAGTAGCGTCAGCTACTAATTCGTTTGAAAGTGGAATGATGGTTGCAAGTGAGTAAGGAGTGAATACATTTTCACCGAATCCGACAGTTGAAGTACTTTTAACAGCACCTTCTGCACGGAAGCTGGCTTGTGGTCGACTAGCCAAGTTTGGCAAGTGAAGTGTATCACTTGTAGTGGTCATCACATCTGCAATGCTTCGCATTATAGATACATCTCTAATATCTTCAACTAGCATATTTGCATAGTCATCAGGTACTAGGAATCCACCACGAGCACCAGTACCTTCAACAAGTACTTGTAACTTTTGGTGGTCGCCAGTTAGCCAAGCTTGAACAAAGTTTACAGTCTTTTGAGATACTTCAGTTACTTTTTTACCAGCACTTTTACGCATTGGTAATTCAACCTTGATATCTTCAAGTTCTGCAACAGTTTTCTTACCTAGTTTACTGTCGATTATGTATTTAGGTGATTTAACACTAATTTTGGCGTCATCAGCAATTTCAAGACCCTTACCTAGTTTTGCAGAAAGTTCGTCGATAGATTTTGATAGTCTGCTTTCAGCCTGTTCGATAGCTTTGTCAGCAATCATTTTGGCAGCGTCATCTATATCTTTTTCAACATCTTGGACTTCTTCTTTAACTTCAGATTGTACATCTTTAGCTTCAGATAGAAGTTCATCAAGTTCTTTTTGCTCTACATCAGTAAGTTCAGTCTTTTCTTGTAGTTCTTTAATTCTTCCCATTTGAGTTTAATTCGCCTTTTAACGAGCTAATGATTTTATCACTAGCCTGTTTGATTATTTTTGCAGACCGGATTGTATCAGATGGTTGAGTTTTATTTGACAGTATAAGATCTGCTGCTCTCGCAGTAGCCTTTGCCATACTCAATCGTTCTGTTACAACACGATTGCTTCGACCTGTGTGCGGATTTAGGTGTTTAAGCCCATTCACCGCAGAATTAACTTGTGCCTTTACAAATTGCACATCTTTTTTCAGATTTTCAATCTCATCTATCATTGCAGTTGGAATACCAGCTTTAGTAATAGTATCGTCATCAAATCCGGCATTCTTCAAACTTTTATAGCCTAACATCATAGCTTCAGGATTAGCCGGAACATTTACTACGCTAATTTCGAGTAATTTTTGTTTGGTAAATCGATTGCCTTCACCCTCTACCGGCATAAAGCCAACTGACAATGTTTTAAGCACGCCATCAGCCACTAATTGTTTTACAGCACGCCCAAGTTCAGTTACTTCTTGAAATGCAATTTTAGTCATCAGTTTAGCGCTTTTACCAGTACCCTCAATCCAAGTCTTGGTTGCTTTACCGATTGGTAATTGACTATGGTCATGACCCCATAGGATTACCGGATTAGCTTTAAAGTCTTTCAAATCCCAGCCCTCAACTTCTACGATTTCGCCTTGTCTATCTTCTACTGCTGTCGAAGCTATGGCAGTGATCTCGCCATTGTCTGCTTTTTCTATTAGTGCTTTGGTGTATAGTGTTTCGTCCATCAAAAATCCTCTTATAGTTTATTCTTATAATATAAATGCCAAAGTCGTCAAGAAGTCTTGCTACTTAATAGCGTCTAGCTTGTCTTTTGTACTAGGTTTGTTCCAGTCTTTTTTGGGTATCTTGGATAACTTTAAGTAAGTGTCGTAAAGTTCGTCTGGTACTTCATTGGGTGTGTACTCACTAGAGATAAACTCTTTGTACATTTTTTGGTGGATTGGGTCTAGTTTTGTTATGTCGTGTTTATGCATATTCCCACCTGTATCCTTTCGCTGTTTTGCTTCTGCCTTTGAGACAGTTAGACACTGAACTTGGTAAAACATCTAACAGTTGTGTGGCTTCTTTAATTGACTCAAACTTAATCCTGTTGTTATCACTAATCGCTACAACTGGCGTCAGCTTTCTAACCGCAAGTGCCTCCATTAGCCCATCGTACTGTCTGTGGCAAGAAACACATAACTCTATAAAGTTCTCTCTACGCTTTTCGTAAGCACACCCTTTAATGAGTGCCCATTCATACCTCTTTTTATCAGTCGAGCTACAATGCTCACACCGACCATTCTTCTCGAATCGTCGTAGCCAGCTATGTACCAGTACATAATTGTTATAGTCGTGTTTCATTATCCTGTACTCGTAATTTCCCACACACCTGTTGCTGCGTCAATCATCTGCACAACATCATACTGTGCTGCTAAAGAATATGTTGTAGCACCATCTATTGTTTCGCTTGAATTGCCATCTATGGTAACTGCGTTAGCACTTGAGTCTATCTTCTTAATCGTCACTAATCTTCCTTTGCCTATTGCTGCTGGCAAGTTTACCGTCATAGCCCCACCAACTGCGTTACATCTTAAATACCCAACCTCTGATACCAAGGTGTATGGGGAGTCTGCTACTGCTTTAGTTTCTGTGTAATAACCTGTTGCAGAGATATTGGTGAGTGTCAGCAGTACGGTTGCACCAGCAGTAAACCCTGTGTTAGTTATAGGGTATCTTGCAAGGTTTTGGTTCACCGAGCCAATAATATCAATAAGTAT